GAACGTGCCTTGGACTTTGAGATCGAGCATTACACCGATTTCAGATCGACCATGAAACACGCAGTTGAGGACAGGTTCTTGGGTGGTCGAGGCGTGGCATGGGTTCGTTACGAGCCGCACGTTCGGGCGCAAGACATTCCCGAAGATGGTCTGCAAGTTACCGAAGATGTAGACGAACCTGATCAAGTCAGCGATCAACAGGTAAAGACTGCAATGACGCTTGATGGCGCTATGGGCGAAGAAGTTGAGCCACAAGAGGAAATTGAGTACGAGTGTGCGCCTACCGATTACGTTCATTGGAAGGACTTTGGTCATTCGGTTGCACGTACATGGGAAGAAGTCACTAGCGTCTGGCGCTGGGTGTACATGACCAAAGATAGCCTCATCGAACGATTTGGCGAGGAAACGGCTAAATCTATTCCGCTAGATGCAGGGCCGGAAACCAATAAGCAGTATTCGACACAATCCAAAGACTTCACACGGGCTAAGATTTGCGAACTATGGGACAAAGAAAGCGGCAAGGTGTACTGGATCAGCAAGAGTTGCCCAAACATTCTTGATGAGCGTGAAGATCCGCTAGAGTTAGAAAATTTCTTTCCATGTGCCAAACCCTTGTACGCCACAATGACGAGCGATACGCTTGTGCCTGTGCCTGACTTTGTGTTGTATCAAGACCAAGCGACAGACCTAGACATTTTGACTGACCGCATTGACGGGCTAGTTAAAGCGTTGCGTGTTCGTGGGGTCTATGACGCATCACAACCCACCTTGCAGCGTCTTTTAACTGAGGGCGATAACAACACACTTATCCCAGTCGATAAGTGGATGTCGTTCTCTGAAAAGGGTGGATTAAAAGGCTCGATTGACTTGTTGCCAATTGATGTGTTGGCGGCAACGCTCATGCAATGTTATCGAGCAATGAATGAAATCAAAACCCAAATCTATGAAATTACAGGTATTAGTGACATTATTCGGGGACAGGGACAAGCCTCTGAAACCGCCACGGCACAACAGATTAAGGGTCAGTATGCAGGACTGCGCTTGCGCTCAATGCAAGAAGATGTTGCCCTGTTTGCGAGTGAGCTATTCCAGTTAAAAGCCCAAGTCATTTGCACTAAGTTTCAGCCCACAACAATCCTTATGTACGCTGCCGCACAAGGTATGCAGCCGGCAGATCAGGCGCTTATCCCACAGGCGTTGCAACTAATCCAAGACAAACCGCTACGCTCGTTCCGCATCCAAGTGGATTCAGATAGCTTGGTGCAGATCGACGAAAACCAAAACAAACGTGAGCGAGTTGAGTTCTTGCAAGCGATGGGTGGGTTCTTGACGCAAGCGTTGCCAATGGGTCAGCAAGCGCCAGAGTTAGTGCCTATGCTGATTGAATTGGTCAAATTTGGCGTTGGCGCATACAAGAAGGCCGCACCGATTGAGGGTACGATTGACCAGGCTATGCAACAGTTGCAAATGAAACAGCAGCAAATGGCGCAGCAACCACCACCGCCAAACCCTGAAGTCATGAAGATGCAGGCAGAGCAGCAATTTGAGCAAATGAAGATGCAAGCTCAAGCTCAAAACGAGCAGATGAAGATGCAGGCCACGGCGCAGGCTGAACAACTGAGGGCGCAAGCCGATATTCAAGTTGCTCAAGCCAAAGCGCAGGCTGATGTGCAGATGGCACAAATGAAACTGCAAGCCGATGCCCAACTTGAGGCGCAAAAACAACAGTATATGCAGGCAATGGAACAAGCCAAGTTGCAAGCTGCCGAACAGTTAGAGAAGTGGAAAACTGAGCTAGAGTCTGCAACCAAGATTATGGTGGCTAGGATCGGGGCGAACCCAGGCTTAGACTTGCCATTGCTTGAGGCTCAAGAGGCAGCAAGCACTAAGATTGCCGCAGAACTGGGTGACAATGTGACGCAAGCCATGAACCGCATGGTGCAGATGCACGACAACATGAGCAATATGCACAACACCGCAATGGATAAAATCAACGGCGTAATGACTGTCATTGCAGCGCCTAAAAAGATTATCCGTGGCGCAGATGGGAGAGCCGCTGGGGTTGAGCTTGCATGAACGGGTATTGGGACACCGGAACGTGGGACGATGCGACATGGGACTATGTACCCGTCCTAATTGACCTTGACACCCACGATGGCGTTGACCGCAAGAGAAAGGAAGAAGAACACCGCAAGGCAGAGGCAGCAAAGGCAAAAGCAAGGCGAGATGAGGTTATTGCATTATTTGAGCAAATAGTAGAGGGTAAACCAAGGATTGCAGAGGAAATTGCAGAACCGTTTGTCATTAAGGCTACAGCCCAAGCGCCGGCGGTAATCAATTACGATGCAATGTTGGCTGACTTAGATCGGGTAAACCGGATTTACAACGAACACATAGAAATGGATGATGAGGACGTTATAGCTCTGTTATGAAAAAAACCTACATATACGTTAATGGCGAACTAGTCGAGAAAGGCTCAAAAGAGCATTACGAGAGCCTTGGCCCAATGGTGATGCCAGACATTCAACCCTACAAATCCATGATTGACGGGTCAATGATTACGAGCCGGTCAATTCATCGAGAACACTTGCGTCAACATAATTGCTTTGAAGTGGGCAATGAGAAGATGGAAACCAAGTTGCCACCGCCTGTTGACACACGCAGGGAAGTCATGCGGCAGCAGTTGGCGAACATGACGCACAAACAGGCAAATCAAGTTCTTTCACAACTACGCCGTAAATTTACCTAAAGGGGTATGAAATTGGAAAATACTGAACAGCCAGATCGTCGAGAATTACTGTCACAGCAGTTCGATGAGGTTCAGAATGAAGCACCAGTCGAGGCAGTAAGGACACAGGAACAGCCCAATCTTGAGCCACCGGCAGAGCCACCAGTTTGGGAACGACCACCAGCATCGTGGAAGAAGGACTATCACGAAGCCTGGACAACCGCTGATCCAAAGCTAAAAGAATACGCTTGGAAACGTGAAGAAGAAATGAAAGCAGGGGTTCAACCTTTGCTTACTAAAGCTCAATATGCTGACCAAATGCAGCAAGCCATTGAGCCGTACATGAACAACATCCGTGGTTTAGGCATCGAAGCACCGCAGGCGGTCAAAGCCTTGATGGAGGCTGATAACGTCTTGCGCCACGGATCGCCACAGCAGAAACAAGCATATTTTGCCCAATTAGCCCAACAGTACGGGATCAACATGGGCGATGTGCAAATTCAACCTACTGATCCTAACTTTTACGCCATTCAAAACGAGCTTGCACAAGTTCGTGGCGAGGTGTTAAATTGGAAGCAAGCGCAGGAAAATGCACAGAATGAAGCACTTTTGCAAGAAATTAACCAGTTTCAATCAAAAGCAGAGTATTTTGAGGAAGCTCGTCCAACAATGATCCAACTGCTTAACAGCGGCGTGGCAAAGGACTTGGATGATGCGTACCAAAAGGCAATACGCCTAGATAACGACCTGTTTACAAAACATCAGCAAGCCTCACAGGGTCAAGCAGATGCAGCGAAACGGGAAGCATCGAACAGAGCGGCGAAAGCAGCTAGGGCGGCAGCGGTCAGCGTTAAATCCTCAACACCAGGGGCGGCAACGAGTACCAAAGCGCAAGATAGGCGTTCATTATTGATGGAACAGTTTGACAATCTTAATGAGCGTTTTTGATAACCTAATCGGAGATTACTATGGCATTTGCCAATAGCTCGATCAGCGACATCATTGCGACTAACATTCAAAGCCGCACTGGTGAACTTGCTGACAACGTAACAAATAACAACGCTTTACTGCGCCGTTTGAAAGAACGTGGCAACGTAAAGACGTTTTCTGGCGGTAACGTGATTTTGCAAGAGATCATGTACAACGACAGCGCAACGGACAACACTAACTCATATTCGGGTTACGAAGTCTTAAACGTTAGTCAAAACAGCCCAATTTCTGCTGCCCAGTTCAGCATCACCCAGTACGCATCGGCAGTTTCGATCAGCGGTCTGGAGATGATTCAGAACAGCGGTAAAGAAGCAATTATCGACTTGCTAGATGGTCGTATGGCAGTTGCCGAAGCACAGTTAGCTAATCGTATTTCGGGTGACATTTACCTAGACGGTACAGGGAACTCCGGAAAAAATCTGACCGGACTCGGATTGGCTGTCCCCGACGCTCCTTCGGTAGGCACGTACGGTGGAATTAACCGTGCGACTTTCTCGTTTTGGCGTTCGTCTAAGTTCTCAGGCGTAACCGATGGCGGCTCTGCTGTTTCAGCATCAAACATCCAGTCGTACATGGATGCACTTGCTGTTCAGCTGATTCGTGGAACTGACAAACCTGATCTGATCGTTTGCGATAACAACTATTACAAGCTGTATTTGCAATCGTTGCAGTCAATTCAACGTATCTCCGACGGCGGTAATTCGGCAGTTGGCGCAGGCTTTGCATCGTTGAAATACTACGGCGCTGGCATGGCATCAGATGTGATCTTAGACGGTGGTATCGGTAACGATGCAACTGCCAATCATATGTGGTTCTTGAACACCAAGTACATGATGTTCCGTCCACACGCTGATCGTAATTTCGTGCCAATCGGCGGCGAACGTCAAGCCGTCAATCAGGACGCGATCGTCAAGCTAATTGGCTTTAGTGGAAATCTTACATCTTCAGGCCCGCAATTTTGCGGCGTTCTGATCGCTTAAAGGAAACCATCATGGCATATACATTCGACGAACCTCGGATCGGGGTTTTAAATATCGACCAAACGGACTCTGGTGTTACAACCGCAGGCGGCACGACTATTCCTACGCCCCCAGCTGTTCTCGGCACTATTGTTCGTGCATTTGATCCAACCTACGGCGAGGGTGAGTTCATCCTGTTGTTAGGCGTGGCATCAACTGTTGTTGGTTCTGTTGTGCGCTACAACGCTACAACTTACCAAACAACTTTGGTTGTCAACACCGCCGTTCAAGACGTGCCAGTTGCAGTCGCTATGGCGGCTACTACCGCGGGTCTGTACGGTTGGTATCAGATCGCTGGTAATGCAGTCATCAAGAAAACTGCTGTGACCGTTGCACCTAACGTTACTCTGTTCTTGTCGGCTACAGCTGGTCGTGTGAAAGTTTTGGCATCTGCCGGTCTGCAAGTTGTTGCTGCTCGTTCAGCCAACCTTACTACCGTTACATCTACGACTTCAACCATTACCGTTACCATTAACCGCCCACATCTCCAGTCACAGATCACCTAAATGATTGAAGCTGTACTTGATGTTGTAGGGAACACAGAGCCTGAAGTTTTGTTGGGCAATGTGCAGCGATCCGTAAAAAGGTCGCTGCCTTGGTTTGATTTTGACGAGTCATCCCAAGGCAGCGTCTGTCTTGTTGGTGGTGGGCCAAGTCTGGTTGACACGATTGACCAGTTAAAAGCCCGTCATCAAAACGGCGCAAAAGTATGGGCAATGAACGGTTCTTACGATTATTTGATTGGGCAAGGCATCATCCCTGACGTAATGGTAATGCTTGACGCTCGAGCAGAAAACGTAAGATTTGTTCAGAATCCACAACAATTGACTACGTTTTACATCACTAGCCAATGCGACGATGCAGTATTTGATGCGTTGGAAGGTTACAAAGTGGTGCTAGTACACGCCAATACGCCTGGCGTTTATGAGTTGCTTGAGCATGAAAAGGCTCGACCAGTTCATTTGATGGGCGGGTTTACAACTGTTGGCATCTTGTCGTTAATATTGGCTAAGTTGCAGGGGTTTCAGCGCATTTTTATGTTTGGCATGGATTCAAGTTATCGCAATGGCGAACACCATGCGTACAAACAAGAAAGTAATGACGCAGAACGTGTAATTGACGCTATGATTAACGATGTGACGTATAAGTGTGCGCCGTGGATGGCACAACAGGTAACAGATTTTCAGAATGTCGTAGCAGGCTTTGGTGATGTTACGATTGAAGTATGTGGCGATGGACTTTTGCACGAAATGGCAAAAGCGATGAGTAACTAAACTTTAAGGATTATCATGGCATTTCCATCAAGAATTATGGGCGCAGGCAATTCATCGTTAACTGCACAAGTAATCTGTGGCGAAGGCGCTGTCGGCCTAGTCGCACTTGGCACAACCGCAGCAGATGCTTTGCAACTAAACGTGTCAAACAACACGATCACAACTTCAGCAGCATCGACTGGCGTTAAGTTGCCACCTTGCGAAACTGGTGCAGAAATGATTATTCGTAATGATTCGGGTCAGACAATTACCGTCTATCCTTTCAATACAAGTACTACAATGAACGCAGCTGCGTCAAGTGTTACGCTTGCAACGGCTAAAACGATGTTGGTAAAAGCAACTTCCGCAACTACATGGGTAACATTAACAGGGGCTTAAATTGGGCTTAGACAGCGACATTCACAGCGCAGACAACCATTTGCACGTTGAATTTTACGTTTACGACAAAGAACCGTATAAAGAAAAGCCGTTTGTTAGAATTACAGTACCAGGCGATAAGACGAACATTGTTGACCAGCCCGTTCGGGAAGATCACAAAAGACGTTTTCCTCGCCAATGGTTGCACTTTCAGATGCAAAACAACAACGCTGAAGTTATTGGCGTACCGTTGGAACAATGGGTAAAAGACGATCCTGAGAACTTTAACGATATGCAGATGGCAGAATTGCAAATCTTTAAGTTCCAGACCGTTGAGCAAGTTGCTACCGCTACCGATAACCAATTGCAGCGTATTGGCATGGGTGCGATGGGCTTGCGAGAGTTGGCAAGGCGTTATTTGCAAGTTAAAAACCAATCTTCTAGTCAAACTGAGATTGAACACACCAAGCAGGAACTTGCTCAAGTCAAAGAGCAAATGGCGGCTTTGATGGCTCAGTTGTCGGAAAAGAAGGTTGGGAGGCCAAAAAAAGAGGAATAAATGTCATCAACGATGCTACAGCTAGTCACCCAAGTTACCAATGAATTGGGTGTATCAACGCCAACTACTGTGGCATCGAATACGAACCAAGATGTAATTCAAATCTTGGCGTTGATGAA